GTCAAATAGGTCGGTGACTGCGCGGGACTGATAGTCACGCAGGATCTTACAAACTTGCCCTTCCATTCTTTGCGTAAGTCAGTCACAAACTCATTCACCAGCGCGGCCTTGTCCTTGCAAGCGTGTATCTCAGCGCTGGCAAGGTGTTCCACATCAACCGCAGGGTCACCGTTGACAAACTGTTTGTCGCCCATCTGGTACACCACCGCATCACCAACCATGTCAACGGGGTGCGCTGTCTTGGCAAGCAATATTGGAATGTAGCGGTGGGAACTGCACCCAGTGCGCTGCTTGGTCACTGGCAAGTCTTTGTCGTGGGCTGCACAAGTCCAACGGGCTTTGCCATCCATCTCCGGCGTGGCTTGGGCGCACGATCGGCAGGTTGGGGCTGGGACATCAGTGCCGTGGCAGATGCTGTGGTAGTCACAGAACTTGCACTCGTACCACGATGGGTCAGTGCTAATCCCCACAGGCGGCGTGTTTGCTCTGATAATTGTCAGTGCCTTGTTGATGATGTCTTTGGCCTCGGCTGCGTCATAGTCAATGCGCTCGGTGTAAATGTCATCGTTGTCCTTGTTGACCACAATGTAGATTGCTCGGCGGCATCCATCGTCACCAAACTCTGCAATAGACCAGTGCATATATGATTGCATCTGCGCGTAGTGTTCGGGCTTGGACTGCTTTACGCCTGATTTCTGCATATCCTTGTAGTATTTGTCAGACGAGGTTTTGATCTCCAAGATGTGTGGCGACTTCGGTGCTTGGGGTAAGCCAGTCACGATGCCATCACAGTTGCCTTGGAAGTGGTGTCCAGTCTCAGGCTCTGACCACCCAAACTGTTTGCCAGTGTTGGGGTTGATGTCAAACACCGTGCAACCGATAGCACGCAGGTCGGCATAGACCCTTGGCTCTTGCAAGTGTCCAGTCTGGAAGACTCGATACAAGCGGCCTGGGAACTCCGCAGGCTTTGACCAGCGGAATGAGTACCAGTGCTGGCGCAGACAGGGCTTGCCAATGGCAGATGCCCCAAGGTATGGACGCTGTGACTCAACACCGTACTTTGCCTTGTAATGGGCAAAGATGGCATCGGTCACAGGGTCTACCACCGCAGCGGGTAGTGCTGCCATGATTACTTCTTAGCCCAAGCTGGTGCTTTGGACACAGGCGCAGCGGGAGCAGCATCAGCCACAGGCGCTAAGAATGCGGGTACAGAACCACCAGCAGACTCGTAGCCCTTGATGTTGTTGCTGGCTTGGTACTCTCCCTTGGCCTCACGCACTACCACCTTGATGGTGACTGGCTTGTGGTGCAAGGCAGCGGTGTCTTGCAACTTAATGACATTCACGGCATGGCACAGGGCAGAAAGCTGCGACTGGGCAATGCGTTGGGTGTCATCGTTGCTGTGCTGGATGTTAAGGTTCTCCCAGATACGGCGACCCTTGTACTGACC